ATGGCTCAGGATAGAAGAATTACAAAGACAAAAGCGGCAATTCGAGAATCCTTTTTCTCAATACTAAAAGAGAACAAATCCTCTAAAATTACTGTTACGGAGATTGCTAAGCGAGCTAATATTGACCGAAAAACTTTTTACCTCCACTATGATTCTCCGGAGGCAATCATGGATGAATTTTATAAAAATCTCATAAATGATTTCCTTTTGATACTAGAAAAAAATGATTTTTTCGATAGGTCTTTTGATGTTTTGGCTTTATTTCAGTCACTCAATGTCTTAATTCAACGGGATATTGATCTTTACCGGCAAATTGCAAAAATGCCGTCCCACGCTTCCTTCTGTGAAGAAATCAAGGATATTGTAAAAAGTGTAGCAATAGAAACATTGTCTGACGGGATAACTATGTCAAAAGACGAACTTGAGTTCTATGCAGAGTTTTATATTTCAGGTATAATCGCAGCCTATTTAAAGTGGCTAAGAAATGAAGTGGACCTTACGGAAACAGAGGTTGTCAACATCTTGGGCACAGCATCATTCTATGGATTCCAGAAATTGCTTCAGCAAAAATGACAGATATCAATTTTAGTCAATATGCAAAAGGAAAACCGACAGCTAAGGAGAGTCTCCATTCAATTGGCGGTATAATCATTTTTATATTTCTATTTCAAGTTCAAGGCTGGATTTGAATTCCACGGTCACTTTGCCATCGAAGATCGTTATCTTCTCAATAACTCTTCTGACAAGCTGATCATCGAATTCCAACAGCTCACTGGTCTGTTCTTTAAGGAACCGGGCCATTTCTTCAATTCGCTGCCTCTTGCCTTGACGCTCCGCATTCTGCACTTGGGCGTCTTGCTTGAGGTCACGTAAACGATGAATCTCGCTAGTTAAATCGTTATAATCATTCTTTGAATTAGCAAGGTTGAGTAGTTCTCTTTGCAGTTCAAACAGCTTACTGTCAATCGCATCTAGACCTTTGTCATCCTGCTCATTAAGGACAGCTTCAATGTTTGCCTGCAATACTTCGAGGAAAGTATTCTTATTGCAAAGCGCCTGGTTAATTGCTTTGACAACAGCATTTTGCAGGGTTTCTTCGTTTACCGTTTGTGAACAGCAATCCGAGCCTTTCTCCTCAAGCCGATTGACACATCGCCAGACGATGGACCTGCATCCTCGATTGTTCCAGTGCACTCGCCTGTAGATCTCGCCACACTCACCGCAATAAACTATACTGGATAATGCATATCTGCTGCTGTAGACTCGCTTTTTTCCATTCTTTCCAACATGCAAATTTGCACGTCGCGCCATTTCTTCTTGTACCTGCATGAAGATTTCACGCGGGATTATTGCATCGTGGCTGTTTTCCACATAATACTGTGGAACTATACCGTTATTGACTACGCGTTTCTTCGAGAGAAAGTCCACTGTGTATGTTTTTTGAAGCAGGGCATCCCCTATATACTTCTCATTCTGTAGAATTTTCTTAAGGGTTTCCGGTCTCCACTTCGTTTTTTTCGCAGCGGTTAGAATTCCGTCAGTTTCCAAACCGCGTGCTACTTGCAGAAGGCTTGCACCCTCCATGTACTCACGGTAGATCCTCTTCAACACTTCGGCTTCTTCAGGTACAATAACCAAACGCTTATTCTCTTTGGTGTAGCCTAAGAAACGATTATGATTGATCTGAACCTCTCCCTGTTGATAGCGATACTGAATGCCAAGCTTTACGTTTTGGCTGAGGGATTGGCTTTCCTGTTGTGCCAATGATGCCATGATGGTGAGCATTATCTCCCCTTTGGAGTCCATCGTATTGATATTCTCTTTCTCAAAGAAAACAGGGATATTTTTGTCCTTAAGTTGTCGGATGAACTTTAAGCAATCCAGGGTGTTTCGAGCAAAGCGGCTGATGGATTTTGTAATTATCATGTCGATTTTGCCTTCCATGCAATCTTGTATCATACGGTTAAACTCATCACGCTTCTTAGTATTTGTCCCACTGATTCCATCATCTGCAAAAATCCCTGCCAGCTCCCATTCCAAGTTGTTTTGAATATAATTAGTGTAATGCTCGATCTGCACCTCATAGCTTGTTGCCTGCTCATCGCTATCAGTTGAGACACGGCAGTAAGCAGCAACCCTAAGTTTTGGTTTTTCATCAATATTTACGTTGTTTCCTAAACGAGCGCGTGCCGGTATCACCGTAACACTTCGATTATTCGCCATCCGCAATCACCTCACTTTCAATCAAACCATAGGCATATTCAGCTTGCTGAAAGGGATCATCAAAAATAGACTGGGCTTCTGAAGCGAAAAAACGTATTCTGGGAAGCACTGTTTTTGAGGCTTTCGGTTCGTATATTCTCCCAAGCATGTGTGCCCTCCTAAGTCTTTCAGCTTCGACTTGTTGAAAAACCTCTTCATCTACTATCCCAGGGTAGAAATCATCTCCTATATAGCGCCTATTTATAAGCATTTTGGAGATTGCCGGGTGGCAGCGCTTGATACCCACATTTTCTGCGGCATCCGCTAAAGATAACCCCGAGAGATAAGCATGAAATAAATCCCTTATTTGTGATGCCGCTTTATCATCAATAATCGCTTTGCCGTCTTCAATGATATATCCGAATGGTGTGTGATTCACCTATCTCACCAGCCTTTCCTTAAGCGTAATACCGCATTTCATCTTGAAGCCTATTTCGACTTGTGAATATACGATTATTTTTTCTACATAGTTTCTAAATAGTAATTCATCGAATTTATCAATAGGCTCTGCCTTTGAAGCATACTTTAAAATCTTCTCTACTTCTGCAGCCACAGTCATTTCTCCGTTCACCAATCGGGAAACGGCTTCCTTTTGCTCCTTTAGCAGAGCAGCTTCCTTGCGAATCTCATTGTTCTGTGCATTGAATAAGGCTGGCTCTAAATAGCTTTTGGTCATTAGTCCAACCAGCACTTGACTCCGTTCAGCATTTTCTTCCATCCTCGACTCAAGCATCTGGATTTCTATTAGGTTATCTGCGTAGTTTACATTTTTTAAGCTCTGCAGTAGTGGCTTAAGAATAAGCTTATGCCCGAAAATCAGCTTGTTGATCATGGTTATAAACGCCTGCTGGATATCGTCATCTCTTATAGCACGCATTGAACATCCTGAAATGTCGTAGATGTGTTTAGAGCAACACCAGGAAACATATTTGTTATTTCCATTACCTTGTATCCTTCTTTTGAAGGTGCCGCCGCACTCGGAACACTTTATTTTCCCGGATAGCGCATACCGATTTTGGTATTTGCTGGTCCCCTTTTCTATCCCTTTTTCTTTTGCCCGTTGATTGAGCAACTTGCTTACGGCTTCGAATTTCTCATGGCTGATAAGCGCCTCGTGATGGTTTTCAATAAGGAACTGGTCTTTTTCTCCGTGGTTACTATGCCTGTTGAAATTCTCATCGGTGTAGGTCTTTTGTAAAATCACATCTCCGGTGTATCTCTCGTTGCATAAAATACCTAGAACCGTGGAGGCTGTCCACTTTGATTTTCTTCTTGTTGCAACGCCGTCGATTTGAAGACCATCAGCGATTTTTTGAGTTCCTCTTCCTGATAAAGCCTCCGCGAAAATACGTTTGACTATTGCAGCCTGCTCATCGTTGACAATCATCTCGCCATCTAAATAATCGTACCCATAAGGCGGATAGGAAAGCTTATATGTTCCATTCCGAAAGCGTTTCTGTATCGACCACTTGTTATTTTCCGAAATGGAAATTGACTCGCTTTCCGCAAGTCCACTTAAAATGGACAGCATCAATTCGCTTTCCATTGACTGGGTGTTGATGTTTTCCTTTTCAAAATATATGTAGACTCCAAGGTCTACCAGCTTGCGGACCATCTCCAGGCAGTCAGTTGTGTTTCTCGCAAATCGGCTGATGGACTTTGTGATAATCAGGTCGATTTTTTTATTTCCACAGTCCGATATCATTCTAAGGAGTTCGGATCGTTTTTCCTTTTTTGTACCACTGATACCCTCGTCATAATACAATCCTGCAAATTCCCATTCTGGGTTTGACTTAATGTAAGTCTCGTAATGGGTCTTTTGCGCCTGTAAGCTGACAAGTTGTTCATCACTGTCCGTGGAAACACGACAGTAGGCGGCTACCCGCAACTTTTGCTTGGTAAAGGATTGCTTGTTTTCAGCGATTTTCGTTATCTTTTTCATCATCTCACCTCCTCTCCCGTAGGTCACATGTTAACTCTAAAACCCTTATATATCAACGATTTTAGGGCATAATTCGCGCCAACATCGGAGAGAAAGTTTGGCGGTTCAATACAGTTGTTTTTTCGAATTCACCCATAGTGATTAGACCTTTTTCAAGCATCCTCTTCAACATTTTTTCTGCCTGGATATAATCAAATTCGCGTTGCAGTTGTTCTTGTGGCACCATCCTCGGTTCTATTTTATCTTCAGGGATTTCGTCCGTTATCTTCGTGACTTTCCTGCCCCCATTCTGATACATCATGCATCACCTCCTACCTGTTAGCCGTGGGAACAGGTCGAAGTTGAGGTTCTGCAAAAATAATCAGGGCATAAAAAAAATTGCCTGCAGTAGCATAACCCCCACAGGCAATTTTCTGTTCATCATTCATATTTGATAAAAGCATCCTTGAAACCAGCTGTCTTGACCTTGGCTAGCATGGCATCTGCATTTCCCTTGATGCTGTAAGCTCCAATCTGGACACGGTAAAGTTTTTTGGGTTCAATCGAGGATGAGACTTTCTTAGCATCAAGCTGCTTCTTGACTTCGGCACGGAAAGCATCCATGCTTTTGCCGTGCCTTGGGAACCAGTGCATTACATCGCTGTGGTTGCTGGCAATTCCCAGCCTGTATCCTTCGGAATGGCAGATAATATTCTTCTCTGTCAATCCATACAGTTTGCAAAGATAAACGCATAGCTCCATGGCTTCCTTGTAGACAGCAGAAAAATACGAGGCATCGGTCAATCCGTCCTCGCAAATTTCAAAGCCAATATGAGAGTCGTTTGCCGAACCTCCGGCATGCCAGCCCAGAAGAGTCCAAGGCAGAGTCTGATAAGTGGCAATCTTCCCATCATTTAACTTGCCGATAAAAGCGTGGACGCAAACTTTTCGGCCGTCCGGCTTATCCTGGTTCCAGTGGTTGCCCGCCTGGTTCTTGCCGATCAGCCCATCATCCGGACCTACATAGCGTTTGAGGCTGGGGTTGTTCGCTCCAGTGGAATGCACCATTATGCCTTTCGGTATAATGGTTTTGCCCGCCTTGTAGCAGGCATTGTTTGTCAGAATGAGTTTATGCAGGTTCATTTGACATCCTCCTTATTCAACTGTACCAATATTGCTTTAAGTTTTTCTGGAATAGGTAGGCCGATTTTGGCTGTGTTTTCCAAAATGCTGATTCCTTCGTTGGATAAATAGAAGAAGATGACTGCGGTTCTTATAGCGCTGCCTGTTTGGATCAGCTGCGAGTCGATGATGTGGCCAACGGCAACCAGGGAAAAAATAAGCACTTTCTTGAAAATACCCCTGAAACCCACCTCGCTCGAGAGTTTTCTCTCAAGGACTGCCACCATAATGCCGGTCAAATAGTCGATGATCACAAATGCGATCAAAGCGTAGAGGAATCCATCTATCCCTCCTAAAAAGTAGCCAATATATGCCCCAATGGAGCTGATACCAAGTTGCGTTATTGTCCAAGCTGATTTCATATTCAAGCCCTCGCTTTCTTTTGATTCAATAAAAAAACACTCCTGAAATTAAGGAGTGGTACGGATAATAACTCTATGTCCTTTAAATTTGTATTGATTCCGGCTCCACCACATTGATTCGTAGTCCTTGCTCATATGTCCTTCCATCCTCCGATTGAAAAATAAAATGTATTATATGGCTTCCGGCTTTATTCGCCTTAACAACAGGAGCTTTGCCATCGCTCGCGGTTATATCAAGATCCGATTGTATCTGCAAGACACCTTTTATGTTGAAATCTAGTGGAATTCGCTTTGCCGATCCCAAATCTATTTCATATATTTTTTGTTTTGACAGCATCCTGATCGGTTTCTTGAATGCTTTTACTGTTTCTAGATACTCATAACTGTTTTCAATATCAAAGTCATCATCAACTACGAAACACTGTTTCAAGAAATCCTCCGGATATCTTTTTTTAATGTCTACTCCCGGGAAATCCGCGGAATACTCGGGTATCACATCATGCACTACATTGTTTACAACGAAAACGTATTTCATTTTGCCCTCCTACACTATACTGCCGTTTACAATCTGATGCGGATCTATTAAAGGCGACAGGCTTCCGTCGCTATAATATTGGATGATGCATATGCCGGGTTTTCCTAAAACCTCCATCGTCACTGCGGATTGATATCCGTTCCCTCCATTTGCAAACAATCCAGAAGGCCCATATCCGCCGCCGCCTTGGCCGACATAGGTAGATGCAGCCAAGCTTCCTCCATTGCTGCCGTATCCACCGCCGCCGCCACAGCCGCCATTGGTGTTCCCGCCATTTCCTCCAAAACCGCCACCAGCTCCGCCCGCTGCACCATTGAATGTACTTCCGGTCCCGCCTGCTCCGCCATAACCACCACCGCCTGAACCACAGCCTGCAACAATGGCTCCAGCAAGACCTTGTCCGGTAAACTCCAGATCCATTCCAATTGTGTTCGTGCCGTTTTGCGGAGGGATGGTGCTTCCATTGCTTCCACCGTTACCACCGTGTAAGCCTCCAGTCCCTACAGCTCCGGTTCCGCTGCCGCCGCCGCCACCATACAAACCTGCATCACCACCCTTGAACGTTCCAGCGCTGCCTCCACCGCCCCCATAGGAGCCATTACCGCCAGTACCTCCTGTTGATACCTGCACACTTCCGCCACCCGAGCCACCGGAACCTCCGTTGTATGTAGCTCCGGCAGAACCTCCATTCGCAGACAATAAAGCACCAAAAGATGAAGTCCCTCCATTTTGTCCGTATGATGTGGGAGCGGCTCCAATAGTTATGGGGTAGTCAGTACCGGGAACAACATTCAAGCGTTTATAAGACATGTGTCCTCCGCCTCCGCCACCTCCGCCATAGTCCGAATATCCGTTGCCTCCACTACCGCCCGCTCCGAATATTCGAACCGTGACTGTCGTGATGCCGCGTGGACATGTCCAGGTTGTGTTTGTGATGATCATTTGGGTTATTAGAAATCTAAGAACTCCGCCTCCCACTCCATCAGAAGCGAATCTTGAAACATCCAGCAATTAAATCACCTCTCTTTCACAAGTATCAATCAAGCCATTGGGTAGATAAGTCAACGTATAAGTTGCTGTTTTATAACGAGATACCCCATCAATAGCATAAAATTCCTCTATTACTGTGCAATAATAGCCGTTGCCATCAGGATTGGACATGCTTCTTTTCATAAACAGTGTGCCGGCCAACGGCCTCGTATAAAGCACTTCTATTGGATAGCCATAGGAATCGACAGCTGAAACGTCCCTTTGATATTTGAGAAGGTTGTTTTCATCGTCAAATTGCTGCATATATGTTGTTTTTGCATATCCACATACTTCTTCATCAAGTCTTTCATCTATGATTTCGGTCTCAGTAACAGTTGTATATCCATTGGCAAGGTAGATTCTTGCAAGAGATAATTCCCAAAAGGATACGTTTCTTATTAATTCCGATGGAACTGGGCTAGTTGCAGGTGTGCCTTGCTTTACAATAAATTCAATTTTTCTATCTGCAGAATTAATCCTCGCTACAATACGATCAATCCTCGGATTTCCGCTGGCATTGTCTGCAAGCTGTAGATTGATTGTGCTATCTATCGACCGTATCGCACCTTGAATAAGCACCGAACCGGAATCTACATAAATGCTCTTGTTTGGCAAAACCTGTGGGTTGACTCTAAGCTCATTTTTATATCCGCTTATGATGCCATCTTCATGTAATAAGGCGAAGTACCAGCGCCAATCCAATGAGCTGTATGCTCTGTCTCCCGCCTGGGACGTAAACGGCATCCCAAAGTCGTTAATATTGCTCAATTTATTCTCCTCCCTAATATTTAATAATCCAACGAACCGCCATGAAAGGCGGCAGATTATTATGAGACGCTCCTCCACCGGTACTCATGGCACCACCTGCAAGCGTGACGTTGTGAGTATCCTCTGATGCGGCAGCGCCTGTTCCCCCATCTGGGGTTGTATCGCTATCCATTTTGATGTCATGGGTATGCGGTGGCAGCTCAGCAATTGTTAGGATATGCGCTTTTTCTCCACCTGTTTTACCCAAGGTTGAAAACTCTGTTTGACTGCTATCCATTCCTGCAAGCATTCTTCCCCTAAGGTCTGGCAGGTTAAAGGTAGTCGAACCGTTTCCGGCTCCATAGGTAGTGCCAACAATCGAAAAAAGCTCCGCATACTGAGTTCTGCTGACACTGGCACCATTGCATTCAAACCATCCGGTTGGAACAAGTAACCCTGCGCTGGCTAAAATTGCTCCCACAGGAGCACCTGCACCGACTTTTATTTGCTCCGAGCTCCAGGTTGAAGCTGAAGACACCTTATTATCATCGATCTTTGCTACGGATGCCGACAAGGAAGAAAGTTGCTTAACCATCCCGCTTATTGCTTTCCCAAGGGTACGCTCCGGAGTCCCGAACACCGGCTTCACGATGATCTTTCCTTGCTCGTAGATTTCCCTCAGTTCTCTGATTTGAAGGTGCTGAAAGGTATCCTTATCGACTACGACCGTCACAAAATCTCCTAGTTCATAATCCCTCTCATAGTGGAATTGTCTGCTTATGACCTCGAATTCAAAACTGTTTACTGCCGCTGCATCAGAAAGTGCTTGATATCCACGCTCGGCGAGTTCATTTGAAGTTCCAACATCCTGGGCATCGATAAAAAATTCTTTTCGCCTACCGTTTCCTGCACCATCCACTTCTACGAGAAGCCTGGTTGAACCATCGCCTTGTCCACCTATGAAGGCAACTGTCTTCGCAGAGATAGTATCCGTTACCTTTCTAAATCCTGCGATATTGCCATATCGGAGCCCAAATAGGATTCTGCTGTTAGCATCTTGCGCCGATGTCCTGTTTACGCCGTCCAAAACCTTGAAAACGAATCTGGAATTTTCCAAGTCCAGATCAACCCGCCAGCCAAGATCGTCCGGCAAAAGCACTCTCGTGATTTCATCCGAAAGCACTGCAAACCTGCTCTGCTCTGTGATGGTTCCGCCAAAGCCGCCAGCCTCAGAAAGCACAAGCGGGTACTGCGCCCTGGCCGTATTGTCTGGACTTATACAGTTCTGCTCTACCCATTGCCGCACCACCTGCTCACGTGAACCGGTTCGGACATCCGTATCCTCTCCGCTTGGCGGAACAGTTATGTAATCATGGAGCAGCACATTGAGATGGTTGGCGGTGATTCTATAAGTCATATTGCTTCCCGAAAGCTCCGTTTCAATGTGCTCCACGATAAAAGCCTTGTTGTATTCATGATCGAACCAAAGTATGTCGTTTTCGCTGATCAGGTTGGCATTGGGAATTGCTTCGCTGATGACTAGTTCCAGGGAACCTATGCCGTTCCAAACCCGCTTTATGATCACACTTTGATATCCCCGGATTGCCGCCTTGTATGTGAAATCAAGGGCCATGATATTTAAGGTCTTCATTAAATCCCCACCCACCTTTGCCTGTATTTGATGATGGCTTGTTCCACTTCAGCCTCTCCCGCAGTAATGAGAAGCGTGCTGGTTCCTCTTGGAAGCCTGAAAAAAGACGTCTCAGCCACATCGATGTATTGGAAGGCCACTGTGCTGATTCCGGTTATTAGGTCTTCCTTGATCACATTGATGTCGTCGATTCCAGTTGTTATGGTAAGCCGCTCAGTCGCCAGCAGACTCATTGCCAGCACGATTTTCTCCCCAGTGTCCAGGTTTTCGACTGTTAGGGGACTGTTCTTCGGCCCATCCAAAATAATTGTTACCGGACACTCCACATCACCTCCGTTCGCCACTAAGATGCCTGTTGTGTTAGTGTAGTCGAAAACAAAGCTGTCAAATATATTCACCGGGAATTCCAGACAGTTTTCGCCGGTGGAAACCGAAGCCTCAAGGTAATCCTCATCCGTATAATATGGGTCGAAGGCCTCAAAGATAGCTGAAGTGATTTGATAGCTTATTCCTCTTGATGGTGCGCCGGGCAGGGACGGCATGGTTCTTGTTTTCACCTTGCCCAGCACGTAGCTTTTACCACCGCGTTCATAGGTGAGTTTTCCAAGTCCAAGTTTCGGATTCAGGATGCTGTTAAGGCTGCGCAAGGCCGCATCAAGTTCAGAGGAGACAACCGCAAACTTGACCTTGATGGCTTTCGCAGTGAAATAGGCATCGCCCACTGAGGTTACACCGTCCTGGAATGGGCTTGCCGAAGTCATAAAATCCGCTTCAAGCCCGCCAAGATCGTCAACATCAAGCCACCTGTAAGAACCGCTTTCGTCAAAGATAACAGCCTGGCCTAAAGCATTTGTATAAATCAGTCGTTCCAAAAGGTCACCTCCTTAAAGCCCTGTGGCAGATGCCAGTTGCTTATTTAATAGATCTATCTCATGCCTTGCCTGGGAGAAGCTCTGCACATTGAAGGTCAGGTTGGTAGAGCGATTTCCCTGCAGGGCTGAATCGCCTTCTGCCGTCGCTCTCCCTTTTGGTACCGAGCCTTCAACCTCCAGACTTCCTCCTGCGGTAAGTTGAGTGCTCATCGTATCCATTGCCGCCTGCACAAGTCCGGCATTTCCAGTGATGCCCCTCGCAATCCCTGCCGGAATCCATTTGCCGACCTCATCCGCCATCACCTTTGAAGGTGAACTGATGCCAAGGGAACTTTTAATGCTTGAAATCAGTGAACTGGCAAATTCTTTGATTTTTTTCTTAATCCAGCTCATCATGCCGTTCATGCCGTTCCAAAGTCCGGTCACCAGGTCTTTGCCGACCTGCAGTATCTCTTTTGGCAATGCCTTGAAATACTCTACAATACTAGCCACGACCTTAGGCAGTTCTTCTCCTGCCTTTGTGATCAGGTTTCCCGCCCATGTGCCTATCGCGCTGATCACTCCTGAAATGGCGTTTGTGATCTTGCCGGGCAAGGATGCAAAAAAAGATGCTATGCTCCCGATTACAATGGGGATATTTAAAGCCACCCAGGCGGCGAGGTTCATTCCCCAAAGGGAAATGGCGCTTAGCACACTGGCAACCGTTTCAGATATTCTGGTTGGAAGTTCAGCGAAGAACTGAGTAATACTTTCAATAATTACTGGTATGGTTTCGATAACCCACATGGCGAGATCGATTCCAAACTTAAGGACGCTGCCGATGACAAGCCCCAGTGCAGATCCGATGTTTGCAGGAAGGTCGTTAAAAAACTGTATGATTGCAATGAGTGCACTGCTAAACGAGGCTTTAACCGTTTCCCAAAGTCCGGCGAAGAATAGCTTTATTTGGTCCCAATACTGATAGATAAGTAGCGGCACTCCTATAAATGGCATTAGCACAGCAAGAATAAAACTTCCCCACTGGCCAAAGAAATTCTGCAGCCAGCTCCATATATCGGAAAAGAAACTTTTAACACCTTCCCATGCGCTTGTGAAGGTGGCGCTGACGCTTTCCCAGAGATTAGTAAAGAATCCCTTTATTTCAGACCAGTTGCTGATGATCAAATACGCCGCAGCAGCAATGGCGGCAATGACCAGAAGGGCAATGCCTCCAGGCCCGGTGAGCGCGCCAAGCGCTGATGCAAGGCCGCCGCCCTTGGATAAAACACCTGCTGCTTTGGAAACCGCTCCAACCGCGCCGCCAAGTCCGGTAGTAAGCCCACCCACAATGGATAAAACCGGACCTATTGCGGCTGCTATCCCAGCCATAGCCAATATGAATTTTTGAGTGCCTTCGTCCATTTCAGAAAACCTTTGGATAAGGCCATTGAGTTTTTGCAGTATTGGCGTAATGATTGGAAGAAGATTCTGCCCCAAAGTGGCTGCCGCTTCCTTCAAGGATTCCTGCACGATTCTGAGCTGATTGGCGGTACCACCGCTTGTCCTCGCAAAATCCCCCTGGGCGTTTTTTGTTGCGTCCATTACGAACGCATATCGGAGGGCGACCGTTTCAGCTTGCGTCATCTCGTCATAGGCTTTTTTCTGTCCGCTAGCCAGTGCATAAGCCTCAAGGGTGCTGTCCTGCATAACAACACCGAGTGACTTAAGCGACTCCCCCTCTCCGGTAAATAT